TTATTTATTTGTCTTTTTATTTTTTTTGGTATTTCCATTTCCATTTTCTTTTTCACCCCCAAAGTCAATTCCAACAAGATCTATACTTTTCTTTCTTAATGCTTTTGATATTGGAAGAACATCAACTCCTGCTCCAGCTAAATGACTTAAAATATTTAAAACCTCTTTGGTAAAAATGAAACCATATATTGCTGTTGCTAACCATTTTCCCATTCCAAGATTTACGAATGCTCCAGCATGTGTTGCTATACTTGACAATATAAGATATCCAATTATTGTTGGAAAACCTTTTTTCATTGCTATATGCCCCGAAAACTCCATATCATCATTATTCATTATTTCCATAACTTTTGACAAAAAAGAGAAAAGAAAAGCTACCCAAATTGCTATAAATTGAGTATTGATTCGAATAAAAAAACCAAATATCAGGGAAATCAAACCCCATAATTTGGCAAATATTGCACCTATTCCACTTTCAGTTATCATTTTTTTCACTCCTCATTATATATTATTAAAAAAGAGTGATAATTACATTGCATATACCTTTCTTTCCCAATCATAATTAACGGTCTCTTCAGCAGTATTTGTATTTGTTAATTTTACTTCAAAACTGTTATCTGTTTTATTTAAAATTTCATAATCAATATTAACATTATCAAGTGTTATTACTGGTTCTCCACATATTCCTTCTATATGAGTAATATTAATGGTTGTTTCACTTTCTGCTGCAATAGTTTCAGTTCCACTTCCATTTAATAATTGTTTTTTACTTATTTCATTTTGAAATTCAATTAATAGGTCCTCTAATGTTAATAATTGTTTTCGCATATCAGTAACAGTAATAATGCTTCCTCCACTAACATCTATTTGATATAGTTCCTGATCATAATCTCCTATATTTTCTGGAAGTATTGATTGTTCTATTCCATTAGTATTATTTAAATATATATAATTAATTTCATTATCAGTAAGTGTTATTGTTTTTTCTACTGTTAATATTACAAATCCACTAACAATTCCAGCTCCAGCAGTAATTGTTATATTTAATATGTCTTGAGTTAACTCAAAACCTTGATATATACCGTTTCCTAATACAGCAGCTCTTGCCTGCTGATTATATGCTTGAACATTATCAATATTTGTTTCGTTATCAATTATATTTTCCATAATGGTTTCATTGATTGCATTAAGTTTATATGATGTAACTTCTTCTTTCATGTTCCAACTCTCAGGTGTTTGTGCCACATTAATCCCTCCTTATCTTTTCACAATATTGTTGTCGTCTAATAACATTCCAGTATCTAAAATTAAAGGATCAGGGATATTTTCTATATCCTCTATAGTCATACTAATCTGTGATTGTTGTATAATTTCAAATTCCAATCTATTAAGCCTGGAAATAATAACTCCAGAACCTTCTGCAAATTCTATCCCTGAAGAATTTTGGACAGTATATATAATATCACCATTTCTTAATATAATATCATAAGAAGTTATAATTTCTGTATAGTTTTCATTTTCATAATTAACATTTTTAACTATTCCTAATAATTGTTGTTTTCCATAATCAACTTGACCTTTCGCAATATCTTTTATTCCCATTTAAAATCACTCCTTATAATATAAAACCAGTAATAGTTGTGCTATCTTCAGAACCTCTTTCAGACCTATGTGAAACTTCAGAAACATATAGTTTTATTTGTGTTTGATATACAGAGTGATATACACTTATAATTTTTCCAGGTTGTATTCTTATATCACTTAATAATTTAACTTTTATTTTTTTAGTTTTAATATTATTAAAAAATAATTCCTCTTCTGCTTTCGCCTGAACTATTTCAAAATTTTGTAATAATGGGTTATCTATTTCTTTTGTAATAATTCCATATTTTGATATCAATTCGGTGTTTTCTGCTATACCTTGTATTTGTCCTGGTGGTATTTCTGCAATAGGTTTTCCATATATTTTTACATCATATTCTCCATCAGAGAGTGCACTATAATCATTATTAAAATATAGTCTGGTATAATAAGGAGTTTTAGATATTACTTTCCATTCATCATTTCCATCTACGCTTACTTTTGGGCCAAAACCGAATATAATACCTACTTCAACATCTTCAACATCAACTCTTACTTTAATATCAACTGCTCTTGTTTTTCTATCATTAGAATAATAAAAATTCTTCTTGATTCTATCATTATTTCCAGGTGGAATTAATACATGTTCTTGTACTAATAATTTTTCTTTTTGAACTACCTGTCTTGGAGCTGATACATCCCTTCCAGTTACTTTAACTTGTGTAACTATCTCGCTATCATTCCACTCTGAATCATACCACTCTATATTGTCTGAATTATTATATATATAATCAGCTTCAATATTATTAATATCCCTTCTACTAATTAATTCGAATTTTCCTTCATTATTAATGTTGATTTTTTTTCCCATTGTATCTGCTAACATATCAATTATATCTATTATTTTTTCTCCAACAAATTGTATTTTTCCAACTAATGGTGGAGGTTCTTCTAATTCAACAAGATAGGGAAAACCATCATTAAAATTAGCTTTAATTCCCCAGACATTATTAAAATCAAAACCAACATAATTACTTTTGATTTTCATGTCTTTATAATAATTTGAAGGATCAAATTTATCATCAGTTGGTAATTTAGTTATATTGTTTTGATAATTATTTCCTGACAAATCTTCACCTATTAATTGGTATTTTTCTCCCAAATAATATTTAATAAAGAAAGATGTATAAAAATCTGTATCTGTTTTTGATGCATATATATTTTCAATAGATAAATTAGAAATATCTTCTCCTATTTTTGATATCCAAAAACTATTCATTTCTTCAAAATTAACATTAATTCCATACAAATTTTTAATTGCAACATTTTTTTGATTTACATAAGAATTATCTCCAATTTTTCCACAAATTAAACCACTCCCATTATAAAAATAATCATTAACACCCTGAATTTTTCCTTTAACATTAATATCTTTCCAATATATATCTTGAATTATAATATTTGATCTTATAATCTCTTTTCCGAAAGTTGTATATTTTGTTCCACCATAATTATTATAATGATTAATCATAGAAACATTTTTAAAAACAACATTTTCTATCTTTGTATTAGTACCAATAGAACTACAGAACATATCCATATTTTCTTTAGTATTTTTAAGATTAATATTTTTAAAAGAGATATTTCTAAAATTTGTTTGGCTATTTCCAGAATAATAATGGAAACCCCCAATATTTGAAGCTAATATTCCAGCGTTAATATATCCATTTATATTTTGAATATTAATATTTTGAATATTCGCATCTAAATTTACTTGATTATCGGAGGTATTATAAGAACAAATTTTTTGAAAAATTCTATAGAAAGAGTTTTTTTGATTATCCGTTGTTATATTTTCTACATTAACTTGATCTATATTACTTCCAATAGTTTCAAAAGCTATAATATTAATTTGAGGATTAGTGTCACTATTTTGTATATATATATCTTGAATATTAACATTTTTAATATTTCTTCCATGAATATTTCGAAATAATGAAATAGAATTTCCCTTTTCTGAAACGATTTGAAAATTTGAAAAGGTTATATTTTGAATCTCAGAAGTAAGTTCTCCAGAAATAACATCACTAAATCGAAAAGGATATGAAATCTTCAAATCAAAAAATGAAGAAGTATAATTATCATTCAAAATGAAATTAGAAATAATATATCCATTCCCATCAAGACTTCCAAGAAAATTAAAACTATTAGTCCATATTTGACCGTTAAGATCTATATTCCTAACTAATTTATAATTTGCTTCAGGATTGTTTTTCATATTTTTTAAATCAGTTTCATTTTCAATAATATAAGGATCGGTTTGTATTCCTGTTCCTAACATTTGTTCACCACCTTTTATTTAAAACTTCTTTTAAATCTTAAAAATCTAAATCTTCATTAGTTAATCTTGTATGAGTAAGAAGAATATCTCTTATAATTTCAGTTGTTCTTTCATTTTTATATTGTTTACTGGTTCTGACTTTTGATAATAGTTCTTTCATTCCATCAAGTGCTGTTACTGATATTGTGGGAGCATTTCCTCTTTGATATTTTGTCTTATAAGCATTAGTAATATAATATGTCCCAACAGGTAGTATTTGGTTATTAATTCCTTTTTCGACAATAATTTTATTATTTAATTCCAATAGATCATTATTAACTGAATTAGGGTTCATAATATCAAATTCTCCATTTTTATTTATTATCTGAAATTCCAATCTATTTGATTTATTATTTTCAAATTGTTTTATTTTTAAATTCTGAACCTTGTCTGATATATCAATAATTTCTCCTGTTGGTTTTTCTATTTTTATAATATTATTAATTAATCTGATTGGTTTATTAATTTCGTCTTTATAAGCCAATTTTATACCCCCCTTTAAAAATATAATAAAAAAAGAAGCAGGTATTTAAGTTACCTGCTCCAACACTTTTAACTGCATTTCAACATTTTTATAATATTCATTCACAACCTGTTGTTCATCTCTAAAATCTCCATATGGAGTTCCACCAAAATCAACAATTTCTACTGTGTAAATTTCTCCATCATTATTTTCAAATTCATATATGTTTGTTCCATTATTATTATAATGTCTATTTTGCAATTCTTGAAAGAAATCTTTCTTCATTATTTTCCACTTCATTGAAACGAAGTTATCCTCTAATATAAAACCCCAGTTAATAGATTTGTTACTGGTCAATGTTTGAACATCTGTTCTTGATTTTTTCTTGTTTAGCCCCGAATAATCACCAACAGGTGGATCAAACGGAAAATTATAAGTTCCTAATCTCATATTATACCAACCTCCCTGTTGACATTTCATTCATTCTTAATTTTCTCATTATCTCATTAACAACACTATCACTAACTTTTTCTTCTCCATAATTATTAATATCTCCAACATTGATAGTATAACTATTTTGGTTATTATTGGTCTGTCCAGCCTGTGCAAGTAGTGAGTTTAACTGTTCTGGTTGTAATACATATTCTCCAGCCTGTGCTATTATTGGTACATCCTGATTATTATATCCTGGTACCTGTCCTCCATCGTGGAATATTCCTCCAAATAGTGCTCCAGCAATACTACCAACTCCAGGTGCAAGGAAATTAAGAAATGTTGTTACGGCTTTTTGAGCTACAAATTTAATAATCATATTTTTTAAACTTGATATTATGTCGATAAATGTGCTTCTTATAGCATCTCCTGCTGATTTTGTTCCGTCAACTATTGCAGTCATTCCAGTTGTAAGAGAATCTACCATGGAAGTTTTAATATTTTGGAATGTTTCTTGAATGGTTTGTGCTTTTAGTTTTAATAACTCTGTAGTTGTATTTATATTTTCTCTTGTTTTTTGTGTTCCTTCATTAACAGAATTATTAGCTTCTTCTTCTGTTTTTTGTAATTCTTTTTCCCCTTCTTTTTTCCATTCTTCCACTTGTCTTCTAAATTCTTCTATTTTAGCTGCATAATTAAAATTACCATCAGAGGTGTCTTCATTATTATTAGTATTATTGAGATTAGCAATTCCAAAATTTCCATTAACTGTATCTTTATTTTCCACTTTCATTTTATTAAGTTCTTCTATTTTTTTTCTTGTTTCTTCTATTCTTTGATTAGTGGAATCTAATCTTTCTTGAGCAAAAGAATTGTCAACAAATAATCCTTTTCTATTAACCAATTCTTCTAATTTCTTTCTCTCTTGAATTTCTGCTTCTAATTTTTCTTGTAACGCTTTTGTGGTTGATAAATCATTTACGCTTTGATTAAGAAGATCGGTATGTTTTTTAGCTTTTATTAACCCAGAAATCATATATGCTAATCCAGCTCCAAAAATACCAATTGAAGTTGCAACTCCTCCACTTAATAGTCCAGCTAATCCTTTTAATCCAACCATTAATTTTCCCATTACAGCACTACCACTAATAGCTACCATTGCTCCCTTAATAATAAGTAAACTATTAATAAACTGCCCTAATATTAATACTACGGGTCCAACTGCCCCAACTAATGCTGTCATTCTAATTATCCAAGTTCTTGTACCTTCATCAAGACCATTTAGCCAGATAAGCAATTCTTTTGCTGAAACAACTAAAGGATGAAAAGCATCTTGTATTTGTTCTCCATATAATTCTTTAAATTTTTGCCACTGTTCTTTTAAAATTTTAACCTGATTAGAGGTTTGATTTATTGTTCTCTTAAAATCATTTTGTGAAGACTCTGCATCACTCATTAATAACATCATTCTTGTCATTATTTTTTGTTTTTCAGTCATTGCTTCGCCTTCTTCAATAATTCCTTTTTTAACTGCCTCCCTTTTAATTCTTGCTTGAGTAAGACTATATCCAAGTCTTCTTAATGGTTCTATTTCTCCAGCAATAACTCCAGAAACTATTTTTTGCTGTGCAACATCTTTTGAAATATCCTCAAATGAAGCAATATCAATGGTTAATTGAGACATTGCTTTTGACATTTCAAAAGCGTTATCTGTTTCTAAACCCATAGATTTTAACATTTTTTGAAAATTAGATAAATCATCTTTAATTCCTGTCTCATTCCAACCCATTTTACCCATTCTATTCACGAATTCATTTGCTTCATTTGTTAAATTTCCAAATACTATTTCGTATCTACTTTGAACCTGTTCTGCATCACTTGCAGCATCAAACATTTTCTTTCCCATCATAACTATTGGTGCTGTGATTGCAGCTGTCATTCCTGCTCCAATTTTTGTCATATTTCTACTAACTGATTTCATTTTTCTTTCCATTTTACTTGTTTCTCTTTTTAGTGTATTATATCCCTGTTTAAAACCCTTATCCATTTTGCTTGTATCTACACCAAGTTCAGCATAAATTGTACCTAAATTTTGAGACATTTATTTGTGCCTCCTTTCTTACTAAAAATTGCCCGAAGCTAAACCTTTTAATAGATCAATCCCTTCTTTTTTATTTTTTGAATTATTTTGATTATTATTGTTGTTTTCTGCCTCTTCCCGTGCTTTTTTATATGCTTTTTCTTTTTCTGTAATTAATTGATAAGCGTAAGCTTCATCAAGAAGAAATCTTTGAGTATTACTATATTCTGGATTATCTCCAAATATAATATCCGAAGGTCTTTCTCCATAAGTTTCCGCAATAAGATTAACTCTACTTATCATTGTTGGGTTTTTGAAATCGCTCTACCCCAACTTGTTCTTCATTGGTTTTTTGAAAACCCCAGGTTCCTATTTCTGCCTTATCTATATCAGAAAGATATTCTTCCACTTCTTCCCACTTTGGTTGAACAAGTGTTATTTTTGCATATGCAAGCATTAATTGATGAAAACTCTTAATATTATCTATATTACTTAATAATTCTTTTCCTAATTTATCCTCATTAATTTCTTTTTCTTCTTTTTTAAACAGTTTATTTAATAATTTATTATCAAGAACATCTCCATCTAATAATTTTGAAGTATCAGGTTTTCCTACCAATACTGTTAACCCAGATTTTAATATTAACTCTTCTTGTCTCTCTTTTTTTCTTTTTTTAATTTCCTCAATACTACTAATTGCCATCACAAATCATTCCTTTCATTTTTTTAAAATTTTCAATAAAAAAAGGACAAGCCAAAATATTTTGGTTTGTCCTATAAATAAATATTTTTTTATACATTAAGCAGGTAAAACATCAACTTTAACAACTTTAATAGGTCCAATATCTTTTGACTTGTTTTCTAAACCTCTTACCTCAAATTCTGAATTAACAAACTCTCCTTCTCCGATTGATATACCAGGAAATTTACCCTGTCCATAAGTAATGGTTACTTGATAATAACCAATTACTTGCTCTTTTACATTTTCTCCATCAGCATATCTTGCAACATACATATTTAACTCAAACGGTGTTACAGGGTTATTGATTTGTTGAGCAATAGTTGGTGCTTGATAACCAATAACTTTATCTACTTCAACATCGTCATAAATAAGAGTACCTTGACCTGCAATAATTTCAAACAATTTTGGACTAAATTTTGCATTAACAAAACTCATATTAATTGCTCTTAAAATATCTGGCCTATTTATTGCAGCTCTCATTATTCCATTTACGGTTTGTTCTATCCTTTCACCTTCTTGAATTTCAGCTTCAAAATCAGCACTCTTAACTGTATCTAAAGTATAAATATCTGGCTCAGTAAGATCACTACCATCGTTGTTAAGAATTTTTAAATCAGTTCTTATTATACCATTTAAATTGCTTTGAACTAATTGATTTGCCATTTTTTATCATCCTCCTTTAAAAAATCTTTCTTATAAAACTACAGGGAATACTAAAGATATTCCCCGATAAATTAAGTCTCTATCATAATCAAACAAATCTCCTGTTTCACTTATTAATTTTGGTCTATAACTATTTCCATTAATAGAAAAAGAGGGTTTAATATTATTAAGAATATTTTTAATTTCATTATCAATAATAGAATAATTTTTTTGCTTTGAGTAAATTAAAATATCATAATTATTTTTCTTATTAAATTGATTAACTCCTAAAGGTGCTTGATTAATAAGCGAAATAAAAATATCACTGTCTGGAGTTTCTCCAATATAACCCTGTTTAACTTCATAACTTAAAACTTCTTTTAAATATTGATATAAATCTTTTCTTATCATTTATAAACCCCTCCTTTCTAACTAAAAAAATTAGTATTCAAGCTTTTCCCAACAAATTCTCCATCAGCTACCTTTTCAATAGCTCTAACAAAATCATCATAGTGTTTATTAACTGTTTGTTTTAATATTGCATATTTCTTTTCGTGTGCTATTTCTAACCACTTACCATATTCAACAGAATGTGCTATAACTGCATATATTGCATTTTCATCAAATCTGGTTGTACCTTTTAACCCCTGCCTTGCATTAGAGGTTCTATCAGTCCATATTGCATTTTCTTTCGCATATCTTTCCATTTCTTCAGCTATATATTTGGCTATCATCATTCCTGCAGCCTTCATTCTTTTTTCTTCTTCTTCCATATTTTGAAGAACATTTTTTAATCCTCTCATTATAATTCCTCCAATACCAATTCGTATTTAACCAGTTCGCCCTGAAACTTGTGTGGAGTAACTATTTTCACTTCAAATTCTCTATTAGAATTTAAAACCTCTTTTATTTTGTCTCCTTTTTTAATATTAATATCATATTTACAGAGTGCTTTTGTGGTATAAACTTTCTTTTCTCCAGTTTCATTATTAATTAATTCAGTTTTTTGATTATATAATCTGATATCAATTCCACTATCAAAAAAAGAATAACTTTCTGCAATTCCTCCACTATCTGTTTTGGTTTCAGTTTTTCGATATATTTCTATTTCAGTCGGGCTATAATTAATATTCTGCATTGTTTTAATTCTCATAATTTCATACATTTATTTATAACCCCCTTTAAAAAATATCCTCTGGTTCAGAGAAACTATAATTATTACTATTTATTTCTACTTTCGATTCATATTCTTTAACTCTTTCCTTTAAATAGTCAATATAAGAATCCATATTTCCAGAAATGCTTTCATCACCAAGTTTATAATTTACAGAATTTAATTCAGAAACTCTAACTAATTTAATTCTTAAGCAATCTAATATGGTTTGGTCTTCATTTCCGTTATTCTTATATAACATGGCATTGATTTGTTCAGTAGATATAGAGAAGGAGGGGTTATTATCCCCTCCGTTTACTACCATTTCGATATATTCAACTGTTTCCATTATTTCCCCTCCTCCTTTCCCTTATCTATTAAGGAAGGGTTACTTTCTGTACGATATCTTCAGCAGCAATATATAACCCAAAAATACCATACCCAACAATTTGATCCTCAATTAATCTTGAAAGGTCGGCACCTCCGTGCTGTAAATTTAGATTTTCCTTTACATAAAATCTTGCTTTTCTTTTTGGTTCTACAAATGCAACTTTTCCAGGTGGTACTCCAGGAAAATCATAAGTTTTTGCACCAATAGTAATTGATTCATCTCCCTTATAAGGAATCATATCAGCAAAATATCCTTCAAGATTTGGAAGTCTGTCTCCATCAGCAGTTTGGATAGCTTTTATTCCACCTTTAATTTTAAATTCATCTACTGGATTATATACTAATACAGGCTTATTAATAACACCTTTTTTAGATTCATAATCAGTAATACCTTTTTGGAATGTTTTATTAACTCTTACAGATAGAGCTTCAGTTGTCTCCCCTTGTGGTCCAGTTCCAGTTCCATTATTAAGAATATCCAGAATTGGTGCAAACTGCATTTTGTTTTTCAACTTTCTCCAGGCAGAACCAAAAGCTCTATTTTTTTCTGTCATTGCATACTGTTGGTTGAATTTCACCATTTCCAATGTGTGTTGAAGTGCAGATGCATATACTTTTAGATCAACTTTTTGTGGCTGGTCTTTGGATAATGTACCAAAATTAACCTCTCCACCCTCTGCATGCTCAAGAAAGATTGTATTGTGATAAGCATTAACTGGTACATCAACTGTTTTTGGCAATGTAGAATCATTAAATACACTGTATATAATGTTTTCAAAAGGTAATTTCACCTCTTCTTTTCCGTCTTCTACATCCAGTGCAACTTTCTGCATTAATTCAACAGAACTATCACTGCTTGTAATTAATTTTGAAATGGGTGCGGTAAATTCATTTTCTTCAAATACACTTCTAATTTTACTAACAGAATATTTATATTTTTTGTTTCCCAACTTAAACTCAAGTTTCTTTTCCATTGTAATTTTCCTCCTTCGGGTTTCCCCTTATTTTTATTTTATTAATTTAGAATTTCTCTTAAATACCAGCAGTTAAGAATGCCAATAAAACTGCTTGACCATTAACTGTAATGTTTTCTGATCCACCACTATTGTCAGCGGCAGAATATAGTTCAGTAACTTTCGCAGCAATATAACCTGTATCTTCATTAATTAATTGGTCATTAACTTTGTCGTAATAAACAAAATCTCCAACCGCCAAAGTAGTATCTGCCTTAACAACAAAGCCAGTAAATTCATATATATCAGGGGCTATATTAAGTGCAACTTTTTCTCCTGCTTTAGTATCTGCAGCAACAACACCACCCCAACCAAGACTTTCATTATAAAAGTATTCGCCACCATTAAGATCTTTTGGTGCAACAAACTGAATTGCTTTTCCTTCATATCTCATTTAATTTTCCTCCTTTTGGGTTTCTTCTACCCTTTTTATTATTCTTTAACAACACTATATTCCCAAAAAAGATTATTACTTTCATCACGATGTAAATCTGCTCTCATGTCAGATTTTGTCGGGTCTTTTTCGGGTAAATTTTCTACTAATAAATCAAATTCATTATCTACATCTTCAGGTAAATAATGAATTAATTGAGTTCTATTTTGATCATCAAACACTAAACCAATCATTATTCTAACCTCCTTTTCATACCATCAAATAAATCTATAGATTCTACATAGTTTTCTGATTGGTATTCAAAAATAAGATTTTGATTCTGATCTATTTTAATTAATTTCATATCTTGATTTCCACTATAACTTGTTCCGATATATACATTATCCAGATTATCAACCTTAACATTTTCAGCATAACTTCCATCAAGAGAATAACTCCAAACCATATTTCCATTGCTATCTATTTTTTTTGTAGTCCCATCATTACTTGATGTATATATATTTCCACTATTATCAACTTCAACAGCATTTATATTTTTTGTATGTCCTGTATATTCCCAATCTGAAGTAGTCAATGCTCCAGTATCTCCATTGAAGTTATAACATAATAAATTAGTTCCAGCAGCTATATATAATTTATTGCTGTTTTGGTCTATTGCAATATCATAAGGATATACTGATGATATAATACTTGTATTGGTTTCAAACATAACAACGCCATCCGTGATAAAAGAGGTTATTTTACCACGACTACCAGCCCAAACATAGATTTGAAAATCACTAATTTTATATTTTTCAACACTCCAAAACCTTTGTCCTTCATCTTCTGTATATTGTCTTATTTCCATTCCATCTTCATCAATTATTCTCAATGTATCATCAGCACTTACAGTAAGATAATGCAAATAATTCTCAGTATTAATATAATTAATATCGTTAATACCACTTGTATGACCTATATATTCCCAGATAACATTTCCTTGAAGATCAACTTTGTATAGCTCGCTATAACCTGAAACTAAAAAATAATCTTCAAATACTAATAATTTTCCAACTTCCATTTCCATTTCGAAGGTTGTATAAATATTGCCAGTATCATCAATTTTTATAATTTTATTTCCAGAACCAATATAACTAAAAGTAATATTTTCTTTAACTAAATTTAATTTGTTCGGATCTACATTATCTGAAAAAAGAAATAAATCTACATTATTTTTATCAGCTTCAACTATTCTTCCAATTATAAGATAACTATTTTCTCTTTGAGTAGTTAATGTATTTGTATCAGTATTATAAAAAACCAAAGCTCCAACTTCAGCAGGATAATAAAAATGTGTTGCTACATTTAAATTTACAATTATATTTCTTTCAATTAACAATACTAATTTTTCTCCAACTTCAACTGTGTTTTCTGCTATTCCATATAATCCATTAATATAAACAAAGTCGCCTTTTTTATAGCTATTAGGAGATGTAATTGTGATTGATTTTCCATCACTGACTTTTCGAAATTGTTTCATTTATCTCACCTCCTATTCTTTTGGTTTTAAATATTTGTATTCTTTTTCTGTTTTCTTTTGCTTTTTGACTGGTTTTTCAATCATTTTAGCTGTTAAAATTTCATTAATTTCTTCATCGCTAACAAAACTATTAACTTTAGCTTCAATCTCTTCAAAACTTTCTTTTTCTACATCAAAACTAACCATTTTCAGAGTTAATCTTTTAAGCTCTTCATTTTCAGCTTTTTCTGCAATCATTTTTTCTACTTTTTCTTTCTTTTCGTTTAGTTTTTTTTCTGCTTCAACTTCTCTCATACGGCTTGCAAGAGATAACACTTCATTGACTTCTTCAAATACTCTATCTTTTCCAGCTTCTTCTTCAACACCTAATAGGTCTCTTAATTTTGCAAGTAATTGATTAGCTGGTTCTTCAGCTTTTGTATTAAGTTTTTGATTAACTCTTTCTAACTCAATTTCTTCTTCTTCAAAACTATCAATCATTTTTTTCAGTTCTTCTTTCTTAATTTTCATAACTTTTTCTCCCTCCTTCTCATTTCTCATTCTGGTCAATACTAATCCAGTATCCATACCCTGATGATTAAGTGGTGTCCAATCAATAGAAAGTAAATGAATTTCTTTTGCTAATGGAATTTGACTTACTCTTTCTTCTCCAACTATTTTTCCAAATATAGAAACATTTACTGTTCTTCTATTTCTAATATCATACTTTAATTTTTTTATTTCTGGTGTTATTGAAGGAGCTATATATCCTCTAACATATACTTTTTCTTCTTCTTTACTATATTTTGCCCCAATCCAATAAGTTACAATATCAGGGTATTCACTTGAAAGATTTTCAGGTTTTCTATGACCAAGATATCCATTAACTGTATCTTTATTTATTTGTTCGACCATTGATTTCATAGCTTCATCTGAAAATTCAAATTCTTCTTGATAATCTTCTTTTCCTATATAAACTATAACTTGTAAAGGATCGTCATCTCCTTCTTTTAATTCTTCAAGATTGACGGTTTCACTTACTGGTATATCTTCTAATTTAATATCACTATTTTCCCCAACCATTTTTGAAACTAATTTAATTTTATCCATTTTTCTTTTCACCCCCTTATTCTTCGAGGTTTTTATAACGAGTAGTAATTTTCCCATTAATAGAGAAAATTCTTCTATTTTCATTCTCATCTATAAGTTTATAATTAACCTTGTTTTTCTTTCTGAATTTTCTTTCAATATAATTTTTAATTGATTTAAACATAAAAAAATACCTCCTTATTTCTTTTTAAAATTAAAAACCCCCTGCTGATTAAACAGGGGGAACAAAAAAGAAAGGTGTGTGTGATATATAATTATCACTATAACTATTATACCGTATATACATATATAATTTGTTCGCTATTTGTTCACTTTTCACCAAAAAGCCAGTTTTATTATTATTTTTACTAACCCCCTTCCCATAATCATTAATCTCCAGGAATCTAATTCACAGGTTTTTTGTTAACGGAGGGTTTTCTAATATTATTAATAATAATTTATATTCTTCTAAAAGGTTTAGGTTTTCAATTTTTGTTTATTATCTGAAAGTAGGTTTTTAAAACTTTATTTTAATAATTAACTACTTGCCATACTCTACTTTCTATATTTATTTAGTCTATATAAGATCTAAATACTATAGTCAGCCCCCCCTCCTGCCCGATACTTCGCTTATAACCACGATTTCAGAGTGGACATACATGCAGGATATGGTAGAAGTAATGGACATATAGACAGGATAGATGATTAGGAGTGGTCATCTTCACAGGATAGAGTGGACATATAGACAGGATAGTTTTATAATTCATACTCTCCATTCTTTATTCTCTGATATACATTCTGGTACCAATCTTCCAATTCTGGCTGACTGGAAGAATTATTTCTCCACTCTTTCACTCTATTAGTAAACTGGTTAAGAGTTTCATTATGAACGGGTACTTGATGACACATACATTGTGGGTGAGGTATAGCAGGCTCTTCTCCTTGCTTATATACTTTCCCAGCCATCGGATCACATACATCGGGTTCAGGGTGTGCATCTGATAATAACCATTTAATGCCCTGATATGAAGGACTGACCTGCCCTGAAGCATAAACCCCTTCCATAAAACTCTGTGTATATTCTGTTCTTGCTAATCTCAAAGCTCTATAATCAAGATTTTTTGGAAATCTCTTTTTTGCAGCAAGCTCGGGTGTTATATATTGTTTTCCCCCTTTAACATATTTGTCAAGGTCTCTTGCTATATCAACTGCACTTCTACCCTCTACCTGACTTAATCTGATAAAATCAACAAGGTTTTCTTTGGTGTGTTTTCTATGCTTCCATATTCTATCTGATATATTAAGACCATCGCTCCAAGTCCTTGCATATAGGGCTTCTACAGCCTTTCTATTAATTAACTTATTAACAGGTCTTGTATTAAAACCACCTTCAATAAGGTATAATTCTACGGGTTCTGCCCCGTGTTTTGCTGACTTTCCAACATATTCTTCCAGTAATTTTAAATATTTCTCGTCAAATTCATTTCTTAAAGTATATTCAACTTGTTTTTGCAGGTCCTTCAATTCTAATGAAGAAAGAGTGTCTTTTCCATTATTAATATATTGAAGGTTTTTTATTTTTTCTTGTAAATCATAAACCATATTAATATAAAGGTCTCCAATTTTTCTATTCATTTCTAACTTTGAACCAAGAAAATGTCTTCTACTATCAATAACTGATTTAAGATAAGGATTTTTCTTTTGAATACCAATAATTTCTCCTGTTGACTTTGCATTCATTATTTCTTCCTGTACTTCTTGTAAGGTTGCCATCAGTTATGCCCCCTTGTACTGCATATATTGTGCAAGGTCTGGATCATCATTAACCTGTTCTTTTAATATTTTCTTTTCTTCTTTTTTCCAATCAAGAGTATCTATATACTGACCAATCTTTTTGTGTGCTGTTTCCTTACTGATATATCCATCCATAATTGCTTTCTGCAATGAATTTGTTATTTTCTCTAATAATTCTATTTTTTCTTTTTCATTTCTTAATACTTCAGGCCACCTGATTTTTTCTAATAATTTTTCTTTATTAACTCTATTTCCATTGGCTTTTGTGTTGATAATAGTGATAACTCTATTTAATAGCTGGAAATTCTCTTCTAATTCTTTTCTTTTTCCTTTTATTTTTTCAAGGAACGGCAATAATTGTTCACTAACTGAAGCATTACTGGACTTAATATGTGTACCAAAAAGAAATTCTGGTATTTCTGAAACAGCAATAATCGCATAAAATAATAAATGTAATATTGATTTAGCATCTTCTGTGGTACTTTCCACCTGGATATATTCTGCATTATCATCCTGTCCCATTCTTAATGTAACCTTATTTTTGAAATTTAACTGTCCTGAAGCAATTTCTTTTTCGGAAAAGTTTCTCGTTATAAATTGTTCAAGACTTTTTGCTTTAATTTTTAATTTTGGCTTGCTATTTTTCTCAAAATTATTAAGATTATCATTACTAACAATATGATATGATCGAATAAGATTAGCAATAGGTTTTATCTCTGACTTTTTTTCAAAATGAACGACTGGTACAAAACCAAACTGATTATCCTTCGAATCTGTTATTTTACTACTGTCTCTTTTGATGATCTTTTTTTCTGTGATTGTTTCAGTTATATTTTCTTCACCTTTAACAACTATCTCTTTTATAATTCCGTTTTCTTTCGTATATTCTTTTATCTGACCCTCTGAATAATTAATCATATTGAGGACAAATTTCTTTTCTGGAAATAGATTGTTATTCGGATTTTCTGAAAGATATAATCTGACAAACTGATCCTCTCCAATAAATATATTTTCCAATACTTCTAATATAGTTGATTGAAATTCTTCAAAATTGTCATTAAGAGGAACACCAACACTATTTTTTGTCTGATTAACTACTTTCGTGGCAAAATAATCACCACCGTAAAATTCACTTGTATTCTCATACATTTGTCTTGCAACAGTTGAATTATAACTGACCTTTCCTACCTGTGTTGTTGAATTACTCCAGAAATCAAGTGAAGAGAATCTATTAACAACTCCACCTTCAGCTCTAAATGAATTTAAAACATCTTTCATTTTTGAAACTAATTTATTTTCCATTAATTTTCCCTCCTTTACCAGACAAATAAACTTCCAATTATCTTTCCACTTGAATATATCTGAATGATTTTTCCTTCATAATTATCTTTATCAAACCATACTTCTTTCAATTCTAACCAACCATTTCTATACCCTCCAATATGTCCTTCCTGACCTATATTTTGCAGGTGTTTCTCCACTCTATCTGGTGGTGTATAGTAAAAAACCATTATAACCAACTCCCTCCTATACAATAGCGTTATTTAATGCCTGAAGTATATTCTGATCAACAGTTTCTCTCTTAACATACTTTCTCATTTGATAAGCAATAGCATTAGCAGCCACCCTATCTTTACCATTAATATTTACTTTCTTATCTTCTTTTGTAACAGATAATAATTCATTGAGTAATCTCCAATCATTAATATTGATATCTCCATTCCTAATAGCTGAATCTAATTCATCAAGCATTCTAAATTTACTTTCACCATTTGTATGCCAACCATATTTACCTTTATCATCTTCGTATAAATTATAATAATTCTCCTGATTTTCTAATGTATTAATAACAGAATGACCGTGATTGTTCCTCTCAACTGCTATTAGTGCATTATTATATTCACGCCCTAATTGAGCCAAAATACTACCAAAACGGTCTGGAGGTATTTGATTATTGTGATATACCAATACTTGTGTAAACCCTCTATCTACTCGATATATGGTTGCTGAAGAAGCATCTCCTCCAACACCCTCTGCAACATCAGCTCCAATAATATATACTGCTCTTTCTACTGGTTTCTGCCAGATCCAAGTGTGTTTTCTTTCTTCAATATAATTATTTTTATCTATTTCATTGAGTAATAACTTGATTTTCTCACTATCAAAATAAGTGTCTCCACTTGTAAGAAAAGCATCTGCTGGACTATGTGGATATTCCTGTAAGGCTTTATCTTTTTTATCCTGGTATTTTTTTGACCACCAATACAACTGTTCATAATCAACATTATATTTTTCTCTGACAATTGCTAATTTCTCCATTATTTTAGAAGGAATATTTTTATATCTACTCTTGTTTTTAATAGCCTTTTTAAATTGATTTAAAACCTCTTTTGTTTCAAACTCCATTCTGTATTCTGGAGTTCTCCACCATTGGTAGAAGAAAGCATGATAACTATTATTTCCTTCAATTGCTTCGTCAAAAAGTGTCTTGAAATAATTATAACCATTAGCTGTACTCTCTAATATTAATAACCCGTCTGGTACAATAGCTTCTCCTAATCCTGCTAATTTTGCCTGTGCATCCTTCCAGAAAGCAACCTCAGAGCCGTGAAGCATTTGAACGGTACTACTTCTTCCACCCTCTTTTGAACCTGCTGTACTAATAGTCCAATGAGAATTAAGAATATCAAAAAAGTATTCTGATTTACTATCATATTTCTTTTTGGGCTGAAATATCTCTGGTATGTGTTCGAAAAAGAACTTTGCCTTCATTTGAAATATACCTGCTGTATCCTCTCTGGTATGTGCTATCGTCTTTCCTGACATATTGCTTCTCATAACAGTATAAGCAAGTTGATAAGCTGTAATAAGCGATGTAAACCCTTGCTGACGACCCTTGAGTATTAATACTTTCTTTTGCTCATTAGGATACTTTTCTTTCAATTCCTCTAACTGTTGAAGAAAATCTTTCTGAACATTATTAAGAAAGAATGGTACTGTTTTTCCTTTTTTATTTGGGATCTGAAACATCATTTCAATAAGCAAATATGGGTCCTCTAATAGTTCCTGTTCAACTCTTTCATTATTAGCTTCTGGATCTAAAATAAAATTTGCAATTGACTGGAGGTATTCATTATCTTTTTCAATTTCTTCATTTTTATCCCACAACTTTTTTCTTTTTTGTATTATTTGTTGTGAAGTAATCATTATTATTAATACCTCCTTTTATAAATTATTCATCACTTCCCAAAATAATATCCTCTATAGTTCTTTTTGTTTCAACTTTTGCATCCAGCTCAACTTTATTTTTCTTACCAAACTTCTCTGGATATTTTTTTTCCAATAACCAGGCTGAAGCCCTCCAATCTCCTTCATCTCCTGCTTTTTTAATATTACTAACATTACTGATTTCTCCCATAGCTTCTGCTTTCTGAATATCCTGCCAGAATTTCAAATATAATTTATCTTTCTTTTTTAATTTACTCTTTTTAATTTTTCCATTTTCAATTTTTTCTTCTATTTCCTGACCTCTATCTTTCCAATTATAATAAGTTGGTCTGGTTATTCCTTTCATTTGACAAACAGTTACGACATAATGACCTTCACTAACCAATCTACATACATCTTCAATTGCTTCTTCTGATAATTTCATTTTCTTATACCCCCCTTTCAAAATAAAATAAAAAAGAGCTTGCTAACTGAAATAGCAAACCCTTTAATCCATTTTATATTCAGTTCTATCTTTATATTCTTCTTTCTTTCCAACATTCCAGTTATTAATTGGTGAAAGATAACCAACTACTCTTGAATATACAGTGCATTTGTGAATCTTTTTGCTCATATTAAATTTCCTCCTTTTACAAAATATTACTTTTAAATCGAAAAGAAAAAGACAGCCTATTTAAAGACTGTCTTAATAAAAATATTTTCCTGTCATTACTGATAGCCATTGCACTGTTCATTGTGCTGATTTACATTTCTTTAAAATAAATCGCACTTTATTTTAAAGGTTTTTTTAAATTGTTGTTTTTTTAATAAATAATTAATTTTATACTATAAAAATTTAATCTTTATTTTTTTACTTTCAATATTAATTTTTACTTTTAACCAGTTTTCTAAAGATTTAATTTTATTAAACCAGTTATAGTAATTAAATATTGCAGAATCATTAATTTTTAATTTAAGATAGTTCTTTTTAATGTTTATAACAATATCAATATTTTTTAAAACATATTCAAAATTAAATTCATTAAAAAATTTTACTGGCTCAATAGTATCTAATATTCCTAATCGAAATAAAAGAGGATTTTTATCTAATGATATTCTATCTTTTTGGTCTCTTATTAGCTCGTCAAGTTCATACTTTTTATATAATTTTTTATTATTGTTTGAAAACCAAATATTATGAGAAACTATACTGTCGGAAACATAAGCATAAAGATCAATATGATTTTTTCTCCAAATTTTTTGTCCCAAACCATTATTTTCGTCTAACTCAAAATAATTATCATTATTATATTTATTTTTATTATATTTATTATATTTATTTTTATAATTCTTTTTTAATTGGTCAAAAAAAACAACTCCAGCATTTATACCGTGATCAATACAATTATGCTCTTTAAACCTAAATTTAAAATAATTTTCTACCGTTTCCTTACTGTAGGTTGTTTTAAAATTTTTAAAATTTTTATTATTTTTATAATTACTTTTACTTTTCAATTTATGATTAAATAATAAATTTTCACATGAAATTTTATTATTATAAATTAGATCTTTAAAATATTTTTTATTATCACAGTTATTATATTTTTTTAGAGTTTTATTATTCTTTTCTTCAATCCAATACATATCATGAAATAAACAACTCAAAAACCATACAAGTTTATAGTTATAATTATGTTCTTTGGGTCTTATATGGTCTAAAAATTGATTAATTTTATTACTAAACAATTTTTCAGTTAAAACTCCTAAAAAATACATTGAAACAGTATGCTTATTTTTTCCCTTTTCCTTTAATTCTTTCTTCTTGTCAGGTAAAACACTATTTTTTGATGAAAGTTCAAAATATCTTTCAATAAAATTCCAAGATTTATTTGGGTCTTTAATTGGATTAAATCTATTTTTATCTTTATAATACAAAACATTATCCTTTTCTCCTAATGCTAAAAACTCTTTATATAAATTCATTAATTGCCACTCCAGTGATATATATCAATTAGCTTCCAATTATTTTTATTCTTTTCAAAATCCCATTCTCCGTCTTCTCTACCTATATATTCAACATCAATTTCCCAACCATCCATTATACGGTTTCTCCCAAAATCATCTACAAAATCTTCTAAAACATAGTTAACCAAAATTTGAACCCTATAAACATGTTTGCGAAATGGAAGAACATTTTTTCTGACAATATTTACTGTTCTTAATTTAACATCATCTTCTTTTTCTAAATCTTCCCAAGCATAATTCCAAGCAGCACCAAAAGCTTCTTCTTCATGTTCTCTTGTTATTTCATTAGCATAATTTTTTGGTTTATTTTCACGATTTTCAAAACTATTATTTATACCAATAAATAAAAAAATTAGAATAATAGAGAATATAGTCATTCTTAACATAGTTTTAAAGTTATAATTCATTTTAAAATAACCTCTCTTTCTCTCTTAATAATAAATTCAATAAGAGGAAAGAAAATCCTGCCTTAATTAATAAAAATAAATATTTTTTCGACTATTTATCCCTATATTTATATTATTTATTTTTTAAATTAAAAATCCTCTAACAATTTTCTCCCTCTTCGGAGACTCTCGTCAATATCAATCTCTGGAGTTTTTCTTCCTTTGGGATTTCTCCCTTCTTCTCCGAGAATAAAAAAGGACAACAATTAAGTTGTCCTCTCTTATATTACACTGTTCATTGTGTTGACTTACAATAGGTAGTCAGCCAGGTTCCCCTGAAACAAGGTGCAACTTGTTTCGGGTTAAAAATTCTTTAAAACTTCTTTTCCTTTTCTGATTTTCTCTCTAATATCAATCTCTGGAGTTTTTCTTCCTTCAGTATTTTCTTGCAATAAAATCTTTAATTTTTCTGTTGAATCTATTACAAAAGTGTCAAAAATGCTACTCGTAGGCATTCAAAATCACTTCCCTTCAGTTTTCCCCTTTAACTTATCCCGAAATTGCTCCCAGGTTTTCTTCGGGAGTTTTCCTTCTCTCATTTTCTGCATTTCAATTATTGATTCTTTCAAGCGTTCTTTTGGAGTTTCCACACTTACCAACTCCTCTATTTATTTTTTTCATTTATTTTTTGAAATCCATCTCTCATTTCTTCCATTATCATCTTTTCTTCTTTTTCTCGTCTTTCCTTGCGTTCTTCTTTGGTTTCATTTTTTAAGAAATCCTTATTTTTTGGTCTTTTACTCATATTATCAACCCCTCTTTTCTATAATTATATAAGAATAGAGATTGATTTTCAATTATAACTGTAATTATTTCTCCATTATTTTTCCTATTTGATCTCCTAATACTTCTCTAATTGTCTTTCCGTTTAACATATTTTCTCATTTGATAAGCAATAGTATTAGCAATAACTCTATTTCTATCTTTCATAGAAATTCTTCCATTTTGATCAACCATAACAGACAATAATTCATATAATAATGTATCATTATTAATTTCTATTTTATCTTCTCTAATAGCTGTATCAAATTCTTCCAACATCATATATTTTGATATTTCATTTGTTAACCAACCTGTTTTATTTTTATTAGAATATAGATTATAATAATTCTCCTGTTTTCTTAATGCATCGATAACCAAAACACCATGTGCATTTCTTTCAACTGCAACAAGTGCAGTATTATATTTTCTTGCTTTTTCGGCTATAATAGAAGCAAATTCTTCTGCTGATATTTCATCTTCATTATGATATTCTAATACTTGTTCGAAACCATTTTTCTTATATATACTAAATGAAGAAGTTTTATTTTCAGGTCCATCTGCAATACAAGCTCCAATAACATATTCTCCTTTTCCTTTTGGTTCTTCCCAAATAAAACTTTTATAACCTCTATAATAAGATTTATGGTATTTCACAGTTATCTGATCTCTTATTTTCGTTTCGTTTTCACTAAAGAAAATTCTCTCTTTTTCTTCTTTCTTAATTTCTTCTTTTTCTTTTAACTCTTCTTCCAATTCAGCAACTCTATTTATTAATTCTCTATTTTTACTGTCTAATACACTATTTTTAATTTTTTCAAGTGTTAATTCTGCCTTCTGATCATTTTTTTCTTTTAGTTTTTTATTCTCTTCTTTTTTGTAAATCTAAAAATTCTTCCTTAACCAACTGATCATTCTTAAATTCTTTCAATTTAACCTTTAAAACTCTATCTTTAAATATCCAAACTGTATATTTTAATTTTCCATTATCAATCAAATCAAAACTTATCTCTGGACATGTTCTTCCTGCTCCACAAGTATAGTCAATTACTTTTGATATATTTCTTTCTTCAGCTATGCTTCTTCCAAGTTTCTTCATAAGCACAATAATTTTTTGTTTACTGGTTTGGTTGTAATTGCTATCTTGAATTAATTCAGATAGTTCTTTATAAATCTTTTTCACCACGGTAACCAAACCCTTTCTTCTTTTTGTTTTTTTTAATAATAAGTGGGTAGGATTTAATCCGTTCATTTATATAATAATAATAGGAGGTGATTTCAGTAGTTAATGAAGCAATTATAAAGACCTACCCAGGCAGCCAGAAGAATTGCACTTCCCGACCTCTTTACATTGACCTTATTAACATTTCTTTCATTATACTAATTATACCTTATATTCTTACATAATTTGTTCGCTATTTGTTCATTTTTTTTACACTTTTTCTTGAAACTCTTTCCGAAATTCTTCTTTCAGTTGATTAATTTCTTTCCATTTTTTCTTTCTTATTTTTGAGTGTCCTTTTCCATCCCTCCACATTTCAGAAAGTTTTTCATATTCCTCTATCTCTACTAATGCTTGTTTTAATTTTGGTTCTTTTTCAAAATAACACATTATAATATTATATGTATTTTGAAATAGAACATAATCCCCTTTTTCAATTTCGAGAAATTTGCAAGTCTCACTATTCATTATTTTCTTGTAATTATTTTCTAACTTAATAATAACATTTTTTTTATTTTCCTGATCCTCTTCAACACCAACAACTTGAACCAATTCATACTTTCTCACACTAATCAACCCTTTCTATTTTTGTTTTTGGGAAGAAAATAATATCTTTCCCTCTATAATAGTCAACCTGATAATTAACATCTATATTAGAAGGGGTTGTGTCCTCAATATAAGCCATAACGCCCCTATATTCCTCTACACCAATCCAATCCCTATTCCATACCAAATAAGCAATAGGAAGCCCTTTTTGACTAACCACAACGATAATATTGTTCCCTTTTTTTAATTTCCCTTCTTGAAAAATATCAGTATTGCTCTGGAAAGGAATAGTAGGATTTTTTCTGATATCTAACTTAATCCGATTTCCGTTGTGGTTAATAACCCATAATCCCAGATAATCCTCAAGAAGAAGGACTTCATCAATTTTTCCAATAATATTTTTAAACTTTTTTTTCATTATAGCAACACCTCAATAATGAAAGCCTGACCAACAATCACACCGATAATAACAAAGAAGGCAAGAACAATAGCATCCATATCATCCATTATTACCCCACCTTCCTTTTTGCTTTTGTGTATAACAATAAGGCATTATCTATTTTCTGAATTTCACTTATTGGAACAGCGAACATATGTTGTGATTTGAAATTTCCAATAGTCTCATAGTTAATATTTCCTGAAAAGATTGCATTATCAACTAATACCAGAATAATAACCACTAATTTGATTATTTGTGTTGGTGGTTTAATAATTTTCCCATTATCGGTGATAGCATCTGTAACAACATACACCATATATTGTGCAGCTGTCTTCTCAAATTCTGCCCCACAGTTAGGATTCTGCCCTGTAATAGTAATATCATCATGTTTCCAAGCTTGTTGACTTCTGGAATGTTCTTGTATATATATTTTCTTCTTCAAGCCTTTTTTATTTCTGCAATTAAGAGACAAATCTATCTTCAGGTTCTGATCCAATATTCTATTCTCTTCTGTATCCTGCAGCCCGTGATTTTCTATTTCTTCCAAAATTATACTTTTATCAGAAAAAATTTTTTGCACTACAACATCGTAGTACCCGTTTTCTCTCATTAACTCGTTAACCATATCTCCAAAATCTTTTAACTTTTCTGTGAAATGTTTTCCACTCATTTATTTTCAACACCTTTCCCCTTAATAAGGAGGAGTGGTGTGGTTTCTATTTTAACTAACAATATAATATTTTAGCTTCTAATTTATAATTCCTTATTAATAATTAATTTATAATTCCATTTCTTTATACTTATTTTCCGAAAACTGAACAAAACTATTATCAAAATCAAGACTTAACAACCCAATATATAAGGCAAACCTTTTAATTGCTCTCTTCTTCATTTCATAGTATTTTGTTTTTCCTATATATATATTATCCATTACATAGTTATCATTTGCTATATTATTTTCTTCATATTTTAATTTGATTAGTTTCTTTTCTTCTTCTGGTAGTTTTTCGATTGCTTTTTCAATATTATTAACAATGTATTGAATGTGAAGTATATCTACTTCCTGCATAATTGCTCCAATAGCGTGTTCTGCTGTACTGTCTGCTATACCATATTCCTGAACTTTCTCTCTTGTATAATCAACTCCTGAAAGCTCTGAAGCCCAGGCTCTTTTTTTCTTAATTAGGTTAATTTTGTTTTTTAGGTCAAATCTTGCTTGAAGAAGACCAATTGCTTGTTCCTTAATAGAATCCGACAACTCTAATTCTTCAACATTATTCTTCAATCAGACCACCTTCTTTTACTAATTGCTCTGTAATCTGGTCTGCATTGTCGATAAGATAAGTTATGCCATGACCTATTGCATCTGTTTCGTGGTCTGTCATATTGCTTGTATCTATATCATATTTTTCTTGAAGGACTTTTTCTACTTCTTCTTTTTTACAGCGACCATTTCCAGTAATCACTTTCTTCATATGACCTGGAGAATACTTGCAGAACTTTGTTATTCCTCTATCTATACCAGTCTTGATGATTGTCCCTGAAACTTCTCTAACCTTCCCTCTTCCAAACACATTTTCATATACTATAATTTCTATATCCATTTCTTCTATGGTTTGACCAATCCAACCTGTAACCTCTGCAATTGCTTCATAGAATGGAAGTTTTCCAGTTGTAATAGTTGCAGTATCTATAACCTTTCCAGTCGCAATTTCAATGATTGCGATCCCAACATTCCGATAGCCAGTATCAATAGCCAACAAATTTTTCACTTTACCTACCACCTTTCAAATTATAATAAGGGGTGGTGGTATAAATACTATTTTCTCTGTCTGGTTTAATTTCGATTTTTATAACCCCTTTTATTTATTTTTTTTAAGCCACCTTCTGAACTTCTTTTTCTGCCTGCTCCAACATACAATATACTGGTATCCCCACCTTATTAGCCAGTTCTTGAAGTGCATATTCAACATAGTTATTATCACTACTATAATTAATTAATCCTGCACATTCGTTTTCTGTGCCTTCCTCGTGGAACATAACTGCTACACTATATAGTATTTGTTCTCTATTTCTACTACCCATAATATCCTTAATAGCTTTTTCATCTCTATTTTCAAAACTGTCTTCAAAATCTTCTACATAGCCTGAAGTAATTTGGTATTCATTTTGAGCAGACATTTGAATTAATCTATTTTCTTCTCTATCAACCATACTCTGAAAAAGATCGACAAGATATTTATTCTGATTATTATTATATATGCTTTTTTCTAACATTAATAACCCTGCATAATCCTGACTATCATATGGTCTCTTTTCTTTCATAATATCCTTAACTTCACGAAAACAGACTACTTGACCTTTCTGTTCTCTTTTCCTCTGAAGTTCTTCAATTTCCTCCAACACAATATGCAACGCTTCCATTCTTTCAATTTTACTTTTTCTCACAAAAAACCACTTCCCTTTCTTTTTTTGTTTTTTTGAAAATTGTTTCCGAGAGTAATCAGCTCTCATTCCAGCCTTTCAGAAATTAATCTGAAAAGCTGAAGGAAAACTAATCTCGAGATTTTTCTTCCTTATTGTCGCATTTTTTTATTTTTTGTCTAATATTAATTATTATACTTTATTCCAATAACCATCTTTAATTCCTTTTGTTTTTTCTACTCTTTTGGCTGCCTGATTTTTCTTCCATTCTCCAACTATTGTAATTATTGTGTAGATATAAGTCCAGAAAGCTGTTATAACCGATAATATCTGAATAGTCCTCTGAAGAAAGATTGGTAGTTCTGAAAATAGTTCAAACATTTTAATTCCTCCTAATTTCTCCTAATTTTATTTGGTATTCATTTCCTACTATTAATATTTATTGATTTAGCATTTAAAAAAATATATTCTGTCGCCTTTTCTTATTTTAATACTATTATATCATATAGTTATTTTGAATGTCAAGAGATTTTGGAAAATAATTTACTTTTTTCCTTTATTTCCATTATTTGTTATCTTGATATTATTATACTATTCTTTATTTTCTTTGTCAAGGATTTTTTAAACTTTTTTACTATTTTATTAAAGTTTAAATTTTCTGATAATTTAGAGTTAAACCCTACTTTTTCTTTTTACATTTCCCTACATTATATATAGGGGATTTTATGCTTTAATTTTTATAATTTTTTAAAAACTTAAAAAGCTATTATATAAAAAAGATCGGCTATTTAATATTTAGATACTTTAACATATTAAAGTGTGAAATTATTAAAATGAAACCCCCTGTTCAATGTAAAATTATATGAATGATTGTTCATATATAATAATCCTGATATTTTATTTATTTAAAACCATCCTATAATTATTAACCTCCCAGATTCATTTATGTATTTATCATTCAAAACTTCTTTTAAATTACAACATTAAATTAGTTATCCAGGTTTTTTACTATAATAATTTTAAAAATAAATCTATTTAAATCTGCTAAATTTAAAACTTCTTTTAAATTCTATAGTTATTATTATTTTTATAACCCCCTTCCCATAATCATTAACCTCCAGGAATCTAATTTGCAGGTTTGTTATTAACGGAGGGTTTTCTGATATTAATAATCAAAATTTATTTATTTCTAAAAGGTTTAGGTTTTTAATCTTTATTTATTATTTGAAAGGGGTTTTTTAAAAAAATAATTATCATAATTAACTACCTGCTATACTCTACTTTCTATACTTATTTAATCTATACAAGATCTAATACTATAGTCAAATCCACCTCCTGCCCGACACTTCGCTTATAATCCCGATTTCAGAGTGGACATACATGCAGGATTTAGTAGAAGGAGTGGACACCTTCGCAGGATAGATGGTTAGGAGTGGACATATAGACAGGATAGAGTGGACATATAGACAGGATAGTTTTCCCTCAAATATACTAATTTTTAAAATAATTAAAGTTTTTTTGTAAAATCTCTTGACATAAAGAATAAGTAGTGTATAATAATAAATATCAAGTGGAAAAGATTTCTTTAAAATAATAAAAATTAATTACAGTAATTACTTGACTCTAAATAATAAATATTATATAATAGTATCAAGATAAGAATTTGGACATATTTTTTTAAAATCCAAATCAATAAATATTAATTAGAATCAAATTATGGAAGGAGGATTTAAAATGCAAGATTATATTGGGAGTTTCAATACTGAACTTTGGGATAAAATGAAGGCTCTTGCAAGTCTTAATGGAGAAAAAATGGAAGACTATATTAATAGAGTTATTGAAGAAAATCTCAACACTCTTAATGCTAAATCATATAACGAAGGAGAAAATTATAAGAGAAAAAGAGTTCTCCTTGACGAAAAAACACATCAAAAAGTTAAAACTGAAGCTTATATGCAGGAATGTACTATGAGAGATATTATTCAGTCAATTATTGAAAAAGAAATTGAAAAAGCAGGATTATAATTGAATTATTTAATCACACCACTCCAAAAAACAAAAAAAGATAATTAAAAAGAAAGGTGGTGTTTTCTATTGGAAGGAAAACAAAAAAAGAAAAATGGTATTTACCTCGATCCTCACATTGAAAATAAACAAAGATATTTTTTCAGGATTAAGTATAAATATATTGATGATTTCTGGAAAATGACTGATACTGAAATGCTTCTTCTTATTTCTATCTGGCAGTATAATAAGGAATGGGAAGGCAGCGGAAAGAAATATCTTATTAATAATGAAGAGTGGAGAAATTTAAAAATAGCAGGAAAATCCTTTGAAATTGCTTCGGAAAATAATTATAGGGCAATGCAAAAGTTCGAAAAAATGGGTATTGTAAAAATTGAAGGAGATAAAAAAAACAGAAAATTCTTCTATGATTTTAAGAAACAAGAGGGCACAAAAGAAATAGAAGGAGAAAGAATAGGTTTTGCAAATATTCCTCTTCACAAAATCAAGAACTATCTCGAAACATTTGGGAAAACTAATGTTCGTACTTATATTTTCATACTTTACAAGTTATATAATTCTCGCAATCACCGTCTCTCAAAATCTAACAACGCTAAATATGGAATTAGAAAACTGTTCATGTCTCAGAAAAGAATTGGTCAAATAATAGGGAAATCAAAAAAGACAATATATAGACATATGAAGGATCTTGTTGAAAATGGTTTTCTGAAGGTAGAAAAAATTTCTGGAAGAAATCAATATTATGTGCCTTATTATAAAGATGATAATTATTATTATGAAACCTTGTCAAAGAAGAAGGTTGGTAAAACAAGTGTTAAGACTGAAAAAGAGGAATTATGGGAAAACAGTGAAGGAATAATAAAACCTCTTCCCTTCTGGAAAAAGAAATATGGTAAGAAACTTGAAAAAGTTCAAGATATGGGTTTATTAAAACGAAAGGTGGGTTAAAAGTGGAAAATAAAAAATGTGAAAAATGTGGTGGAAGGGGTTATATCCTTAACTCCTCTGGAACAATTGCTGTCTGTGATTGTCAAAAAGAAAGTGTGTATAGTAAGTTATATGATTTTGTGGGTGCTAACTCTGAATTAGTTAAAGTAAATGTTGATGAGGAAAATTATAATATTGTAACTATTAACGGAAGAGAACTTTCTTTCCAACAATCGTTTCAATATATTATATGGAATTGGAAACAAGGGAACAATCTCAACATATATATACAAGGTCCAACTGGAACTGGAAAAACACTTTGGGCTAATAAACTAATATATAGAATTATAAAAAGGGTTGAAAAAGAGAGTATGAAAATTAAAAATACAGCTTATCTTATAGATAATGAAACTCTTCTTCAAAAATATAAGGATGGTTGGAAAGACACTGAATTAAAAAAAGAAGTAAATAATATATTAAGTCGAGAAATTCTTATAATTGATGAATTTTTAAAATTAGAAGAAGATAAAAAAGATAAAGGTTTTGATATTTATGATGTTGGTTTTTTAAGCGAGCTTCTTTCTCAAAGAATGAAAGGTTCAAAAATAACAGTATTAATATCTAATGAACCAATTGAAGAAGTTATTTTAAATATTGATGATAATAGGGGAAGAATTTCTTCAAGGTTAAGAAATTATGAGATTTTTAAGTTTAAAGAAGGTAAACATTATAAGGATTATAGAGAAAAAGAAAAAGAAGTTTCTGCTGATAATTTTGATTTCGACAAATTAAAGGAAGGTGTTTAATATGGAATATAGAGAACTGGTAAAGATTGTGTTGGGTAGATTTTTTAATCCTCTTCAAGAAAATGATCAGGAGGATATAGTTAAAAACTTAAGAACAAAAGACCTTTTAAATCAATTTAATAAACAGCTATTTAAATTTGGGAAAGATAAATACAACAGTAGGGGTAAAATACCAAAAATTAATGAACTGGCTGTTCAACCCAAAATCGCATTAAGAGTAGTAAACTCTTCAAAAGATATATTAGATATGGTAGGAAGAAAAGAAAAATTCAAATTAGATGAAATAAAAGAACTGGTTGAGTTTTCTGGTAGTGAAGAAGAAATTAGTTCAGCTCAAATGATAGTTGGTGAAATCAAAGAGGTTTTAAATCGCAAATTTGGATATAATGAAAAAATATATAATCAGGAAATTATCTATTATATAGAGAAATTAAAAAATGCAAGAAAAATAAAAAAAGCAAAACATGAATTAGCAATGGCAAAACTAAATCTTGAAGAAATGGAAAGAAAGGGAGAAGAATTTCAATCCAATAAGGTTTTTCAGAATGGGTTAAACTCTTTCCTTCCAGAAAATACTGTTGATAGTAGAACTATTAAGGATATTGTAGAAGAAGGTAGAAAAAAAGAAGCAGAAGGAAATAGAATACCTACTTTTATTCCTACTATTGACCGAGAATATAGAATTGGTGGAATAAGTCGTGGGGAAATGGGAACTATTGCAGCAGATACAGGTGTAGGAAAAACATTCTTTGGAATGGTTATGTTCTATAACCAAATTATTAATGGACATAATGTATATTATCTGACTCTTGAAGAAGACAAAGATGAAATAATTCAAAGGTTATTATCAATCCACTCAAATTTAGTTCCTGAATATAGAAAATTAAACATTGAATCTGATGAATGGGAAGGGAAAGGATATTTTTCTAATAGAAAAGAAAAATTAGATGAAATAGTTGATGATATGATGCAATATAATTTTGCAGAACATATAATAGATGTTAGTGGAGATACTTCTTATTACAATATTAAACAGCAGTTAATTAATCTCTCAATGGGAAAAGATAAAGCAGAATTAATATATATAGACTATCTGCAAATGGTGTCTATTGGAAATTCTAACAGTGTTGCTGCTGACTTTCGGGAAGTTTCAAAAGAATTATTGTCTTTTGCAAGAAGTAATAAGATAGCAATAATCGGGTTGGCTCAACTGAAAATGCTTGATGAAAAACCAAAGAAAAGTGATATTCGATGGTCAAAATCATTCGCTAATAATTCACACTTTGTATATCTACTTCATAGAGAAGGTTATGGTCTTTCAGAAGAAGAATTGAAAGAAAAAGGGTTAAATCATAATCAAAAACTTGAATTAATGATAGAAAAAAATAGGGGTACAGGTAAAGGGTTTGGTATGGTTCCTCTCTTCTTTGACCAAGAATATGGGTATATACAGGAATATAGTAATAGACACGAAGAACAGGCAACTAAAGCAGAATTAGAGAGTGTTAAACAACTTGAAGAAGAAGGAACTAAATCATATACTCTTGAAGAAATGGGAGAAAAAATCAAAAAAGAGAAAGAAGAAAATAATCAAAATTTCCAAGCAATTGCTGAAGAATATGAGAAAGAAAAAAATGAAGAAGGAATAAAAGCTAAAACTCTTTCTGAAATAAAAGAAGAATTGAAGAATGAAGAAGATAATAATGCTGATGATTTTGACTTTGATGATATTGATTTAGAAGATATAGAAGAATTTCAAATAGACTCACAGGACTTACAGGACTTACAGCTATAAAAAAAAGGGCTTATAGAAATTAATCTATAAGCAACAAAAAAGAAAAATGGTATGTAGGGTAGAGAACCTCTAATTCTCTACCCTTTTTTTATTATTAATTATATATTCTCTTATTGTGAAAATCAAGTGTTTTTGATAAGATAGTAGGAAAACGATTTCCTCCCATACTTCTAATAAATATTTACATATCAATATAGTTCTTCTTGTTTTTATTATTCAAACTTTCAAGTGGATTGAAACTTTCTACCCTCTTATCATTCTGAAACATATATACATAACGCCTTGTCATTTCCATTTCAGCGTGGTCAAGTAGATCTGATAGTATATAGGGGTCTCCACCATTTTGAATCCACAGAGAAGCGAATGTGCGTCTAAAGGCGTGGAGACTGGTCGTTTCTACTCCTCTTCCTCTATTATATCTACTTATTGCTGTTGTAAGCCCACTTGGTGATAACTGATTACCATACTGTGTTGGAAAAAGATAATGATCAGGTTCTCCTTTTCTTATCTGCAAATATTCTTTCATAATATTATTGAAGCTATTATAAAAATCAATAAAATAATGTTGATGTCTTTTAAAATTAAATAACCTGATTTTCCGTTTATTCATATTTAGATCACTTATTTTCACATTTACCGTTGTATGTCTCCTTGCACCAGTTGCAACTAAAAAATTAACAATAACCCAATTCCTATAATCAGGAAACTTAATTTTTTTCATATTAGGCTTCTTCAATAATTTTTCCAATTCTTTTTCATCATATATTTCCTGATTTTTAATTTTACTTTCAGGTAGTTCTTTAATTTGAAACTCTTTAATTTTAATTGTTTCTTTTCTCTGCATCCAATATATAAATGGTCGGATTGCCCTAATCTTTATATTTGCTGTTGAAGTTTTAATGTCAAAATTATTATTGAGCCAAACCAAATAGTGATCTATAGTTTGATTATTTAATTCATCTGTGTTTTCAATATTCTTATTTTTTAAAAAAACTAAAAATTTTCTATTATGCTGATTATAATAATCAATAGTAGCTTCTGCAACTATTCCTTCTTTTCCATTGATGAACAT